TCAGGAGACGCGATAGGGAAGCTGAATACCCGTGTACTGGGGGACATTAGATCGTCCTCCACAGGGACACCAGCGGCCTCTAGGACGCTACAAAGTGGGTCACGAGCGTCTGCACGGACTCTGCGAATATATTGACTGCTGTAGCGAGGGTGAATCCCACTAGCAGAATCGACCAACTGACTAACAGTACCGCTAGGCTTGACCGCAGTAATAGCGACAGAAGGGTTAATGCCCAGTTTCTTAGCCCACTGCTCGTTGGTAACAATAGCTTCATTACGCATCTCCGTAAGCCACTTCTTTAGTTTAGCTTTGTCCTCCCGTCCTGACAGGATAGGATGATCCATGATACCCGTCAGGGACACCCCTAGCAACGCCTCTTCCTCTGTGTTAGTCTTCCAGATGTTACGCAGGTAACGGAAGTCAGTCAACGTCGCCTGTAGAGTTCCAAGGATAGACGCAATACGTACCTTTCGTTTGAGGCTTGCGAGAGTATCGGTTGGCCTGATAACAACTTCAGACAAGTTGCAGAATTGATAGGGTCTGAGGATGATTTCGCTACATGGATTAGTTCCAAAATCATAGGTAGCATCTCTTCGCTCGTTCTTTGCAGCTTGCTTTTGACTTGCGACTCTAGAGAACACACCTCGTTCTCCTGATCTTGATTCATACAGGCTTGTCCATTCGTTTAAAAATGCCTCAAAGTCAGGCTTCTCTGTGTAACACGCAGAGTTGTTCGCTAGTCCACGCTGGGGTTCATCGACCCACCACTGTCCGTGCTTGCATCGTCTGATGCGGTCATCGGTGAGGTTACTGAGGCTGATGAGGGCTGACCTTCGGACTCCTCCGACGACGACGATTTGAGCAATCTTGCAGCAAAGATCGTGGCACTCAATGGACGTAAGGCGTCGTCCAGCTGATCCCTGAAACAACTCAACTGTAAACTTGAAGAGATCGACGAGAGGTTCAGGACCACTTGCACGGCCTCCGAAAGTCTTGAGTGGGGCACCTGCAGGTCGTACTCTGCTAATGTCCCATCGTGGGATTTGACCTGTATACAACAGTGATACCAATTCCCTAAACGATTTCGCCCATCCGATCTTCGAATCTGCAACATTAATAACTGTATCGGTTTCATGGAATGTCTCCGCAACTTCTGGTAGCTTGCTGATGTACTGACGCTCGACACTGAAGCCTACCCCTGTGCCGCATAGCAAGACGTACATCAGTTCGTCAAAGGCCTTGGGGTGGTCTATTGGTAGGTAGCTACAGTTAAACCCTGCTACGTTATCACGCTCCAGTGCCTCTCCAGCAGTCATCAGTGCCCTCATGCTGGGCATTACGTCTAGGTCGTGAATAGTCTTAAAAATCTCTGATACGTCAAAGTCGTTCAAGTATCCCCTGTCTACCCAAAAGTTGATGTATCGGTTTACTGTTTCTTCCCAAGTCTCCCTGCGCTTTTCCTCAGGCAAGTACCGAGCGTACCGTGACTTGTGGATGTACTGTTGGTATGCGTCCATCTATTCTGTTACTCCTAACGTCTCATTAATGATTGCTTGTGATGCCATCTGTAGCAGCATATATACCCCATCAGGGTACTGCTCGTTGGACGCTACTTCAAACATCTCACCGTCCTCGTACATGATAACAGCACACTTTACTTTCCTGCCCTCGTTCTCGTGAGCCATAGCCTTACCAACAAACACAGATAAAAACTCTGAGGTCGGTATCTCTAGCTTCTCTTCTTTTGTTTTATCACCAAACTTACCTTCAATGACTTTCATAAGGCAACCTCTTTGATAAGCCAGTCAAGGTAGACACGGGCCTTACGTAAGTCCTCTACCCCGTTCTTGTACTCGTAGCGCCAGAGGTACTTCAGGCAGTTGCCCTTGAGATAGCCCTTGTACTCCTGCGGGTGCATAGATGCCTTGATAGCTTCGATGGCTTCGATAGCGCCCTTGTTGTAGTGGTCAGGCTGAGTCACGGGATTGTGGTTGTCGTTAGGGTGAAACAGTTTGCCTGTGAAGGTTTTGCTCTTGTTCACCTTGTCCCAGTCTTCTGGTTTAGCGTCGTCTATAGATTTGTAAGAGGCCACTTCTGTATCTCCGTCTATGTAAGTTGTCCACTCATTCTGCATAATCTTCTTCTAGCTCCTCTTGAAACTGATCTAGTTTACGTAGGAGCTTGTCCTCAAACCTATCCAGTATCTCTTCAGACGAAATCTGCAGGGCTTCCAGAAGATCATCGGGATCGTATAACCGCAACAGACGCTCCTTAATTTCTTCTAGTGTCAGAGACATAATCAACCAACTCCTTAAGTGTATCTATATTATACCATAGAATCTCGTGTTTGTCACACCATTCTGCCATAGTAAGTTTGGTACTTTTACTCACTTTCTGATTAGGCTTCATCAGTACAAATATGAGTTCGTGCGTCCACGGGATTGACCTAGAGATCGAGCGATACTTCTGCGTGTCTCCTGCGCGAAAATATCCTTTGCACTCGATGAGGTAAGTCCGTCCGTTTTGTTCGTACACAAAGTCTGGGGTGTACTTACGTTCGATGACGTACGGGATCTGGTACGGCTCGTAGCTAAAGCCAAATGGTTGTAACTGCGTTGCAACATCTTTTTCAAACTCCGACCTAAAGTTTCCTAGTTTAGACTTCCGCGACCTTCGGCTCATTGACCACCTCTGTTAAGTATCTGGGTCCACCTGAGTACAGGAATGTTCTTACTCCGGGCCAGCAGGTATGCTTGTAGGGACAGTAGGAACAACCGACTGCGAGCTTTTGATTTCCACTTTTGCCATCTGGTACGGTTTCGTGGCAGTGCTCTGGTGCTTCCGGTTGCTCTACGAGCTTTTTTACGCGTTCAATGTGCTCCTCAATATCGTACGAAATCTTGTCGTACACAGGCGCTTGTGTGTCCTCAGAATCGTACATCAGGTAAGTCAGATGCCCGTTCTGTTTGTCCATGGCTAACCAGCCAAACTTGGTTTCGCCCTCCGAGTGTGCATACCCTTTAATTTGAGCAACGTATCCAAACGGGTCATCAAAAGCGAGACTTCCATCTTTGAATTTCTTAAACCCAAAGCTCGACACAGATTTAACATCAGTGACAACACCGTCAATTTTACAATCCATAGAGCCTGTGATACCCGCCACTTCACACTGTTTCTGTTCATCTGTAACCTCGTGTCCTGATAGTCTAGTGAGAAATAAAAGCATCTCTTCGATCAGATGCCCGTACATAAATTTGACGTACGTGTTGGGGGTCATCTCCTCTTGTACGTCTGGGTTGTTGACCACGTTCCAGAGATACCTGTCGTCGCGCCCGATGTTAGACATTCGTAGCTTGCGACCGTCACGTTTCTCTGTGAACAGGTTTGCCATGAGTCGCTTGCAGTTTTCACCAAAGCGGTCAATCTCATCGTACAGATCGACACCCTCTGCTGGCTCTTTCTCAGAAACCACCTTGTAAATGTCGTCTACCAGTGAGTATATATTCATGCTGCATCCTTGTGGTGGTTAATCCACCGTAGCTTCCGTGTCGCGGGGTCAAAGCCAACGATTCTGACGCCCCTCTCTTTTTGCTCTTTGGTTCTGGTGTTGTGAATCTGTGACTTGTAAAGGGTTTTAATATCAATCAAGATACACTCACCGTCTTTCCATGCCACCATGTCAGCAAAGCCTGTGGCTCCGGGGTTCAAGAACACCTCGTATCCGTTGTCCCATAGCCAAGTCACTGCGTAAAACTCTGCAACGTCTCCTACTCTATTGCTGTCTGTAATCTTCATCAGTGTGTCTCCGACCACGTGTCTCCGACTTGGTATTCCCCGTCGAGGGGACACCTGAGTTCAAAAGAAATGCCAGCCGCCTTGATGCACTCGACTGCGAGCCAGCCGTACTTCTCTGCTTGTTCAGTAGCCACCTCCGATTGTATCTCGTCATGTACGTTCCCCACAAACTTGTAGTCAATTCCGTGCTGTGTCGCGTAGTCATCTAAGAGAACCAAAGCCCTCTTCATAATGATTGCACCAGCCGCCTGTAGCAGTGTGTTCAATGCACTATGTTCTGACCTGACCCAGAGTTTTCTTCCATCGAGTCCGACGAGATGACCCTTCCGAGACGCCTGTCCAACTCTGTCTCGTAGAGTTTCAAGAGCAGGTGTATTTCGTAGAAAGCGTGTCCTAAGTTCATTGCCATCTCGCGCAGATCCTCCGACGATGCTTCCAATTTTGGCGTCCCCTGCTCCGTAGAGGAAAGCGTAGATGAAAGTCTTTGCCTGAGGTCTTGTTGCAAGTCCTGCAGCAGTTTGATTTCTGGTGTGAATATCGTCTCTAAGCAAGACATTTGTAAACTCCTCGTCGCCCATGTAGTGAGCGAGCATCCGTAGTTCTAGACCACTGGCGTCAACACCAACCAGCTTCCGTCCCTCTGGTACAATCCAACAGTTACGGCAGTCCTCTCCGTACTCAGAGTTCACTGAGGGAACCTGTGCCATGTTGGGGCTTTGATGCGTCATGCGTCCTGTGACAGCACCGTTAGTAGTTACTCTCCCGTGTACGCGCCCATCGTCCTGCACATGCTCCAGCCACGAGTTTACTTGGGCGTATCGCTTTTGAAGTAAGAGGTATTCCAAGACTTGTGCCGCTTCGGGTACATGGTTATTCTCTTTAAGCGTCTTCTCATCAACCATCGGTTTGCCTGTCGGAGTGAGTTCCGTCCATACAGCGCCCTTAGCTGACAATCGTTCCGCAACCTGTTGCCGTGACCCAACATTGAATACAGTGACTTTATCCTTAAGTCGTTTACCTGTTTTCTCTGAGTATCGCTCCTCAACAATCGGCGGGAAAAGCGCCTGTAGATCACTTTCAATTTCATTCATGCGCTCCTTAAACTTGGCACACAGGATGTGACACAAGCGCTGATCTAGCAACCACCCGTTGCGCTCCTGCTCCTGTATGACCCACTGCACCTGATGCTCCAGATCAATACTGTCCTGTGAGAAACCGTCGAGATCAACCTGTAGTCGGTTGTACACTGCTTCGGTCAACTCAGCGTCACGGATGCAGTAGTCGATCATCTCTGGCGTCAGCTGTGACCAATCATCGTGATCTCCCTTTGAAAAACCAAGGATGTTTCCCCAATTCCTCAGAGAGTGACCGCCTGACCGACTAGGCTCTGCCAGACGAGACAAGATCAGAGTGTCAAGGACCAGACCCCTGTCAAAAGTAAAGTTCCAAAGACGAGACAATACAGGGAGATCAAAACCAATTCCGTTGTGGAATACGAACGTACAGTCCTCACGATCCGATACATACGCCTTGAAGTCTTTTTCATTACAGATTACCTCCGATACTCCGTTGTGGCGACAGACAGC